TACACAATACGCCATTGCAGTACTCAATAAATCCATTTCAGACATCAATGTATTAGAAGAAAAAGAAATTCGCGCAATGATGGTTGATTATGCACTTAATAACCTATCAGACAATAATAAACGTGAAGTGGTATCTGAAGAAGACTTACAAGAAGCTGTATTTGAAAGTATTTTAAATATGCAAAACAACAGTGACAAATACAACGAAGTTCGCCTTGCTTCAGGTGGTGCTATTGGTCGTTATACAACAGTATCACGTTTAGAAGATATTGCGATTTTAACAACTGATAGAATGAAATCTTACCTACTCAATACAAAAATTGCTAATACATTCCAAGTGAGTGGTATTGATTTTTCAGACCACATTATTAGTTTTGACGACTTAGGTGGTGTGTATAAAACAACATCAGAAATTACAATTGAAGAAGATGAAACAATACGCTATATGCGTACCTTTGGAGATTATCAAACCATTAAAGGCGATGTAATCCCAGAAGGAGCAACATTTACGTATGATGTATCACAATTATCAGAGTTTGAAGGTAACGTTGAAGAAATCAAACCACAATCTGACCTGTTCGCTTTTGTATTTGACATTAATGCAATCAAATACAAACGTTATACAAAAGGTATGTTAAAACCACCATTTTATAATGGCGAGTTTGACGAAGTTACACACTGGTTACATTACTACAGTTTCAAAGCAGTATCTCCATTCTTCAATAAAATTTTAATAACTGAATAGGAGTTTTTAAATTATGGTAAATTTTCCGATTGATTATATCGGCGAAAATTATCATAATCCTTTGGAAACGGAGTTAAACCAAAAAATAGAACGGCGAGTTATCGAGCATAGAAATCGGTTTCGCCGTTTAATTTTTAATCGCTATGCCGAGTTTCTACCCTTGATGATTAACTACACACGTAAAGAAGAAACAGGTATTGACTTCCTACAACTTGAAGTGATGTTACATCATGGCTATCAAGTTGTCGTTGGTCGAGCAAGAAACCAAAGAATTATGATATTAGGTTATGTGAGAGATTATAAAAATCAATATTATAACATCACTAACATCGCCGATTTTACAAATTACAGAAGAAGAAAAAAGAAAGATATTTATTTTACTATTCCTGAACATTTGATACCTGATGAATGTTTAGAAATTGAATATTATGATGATTGTCAAAGTGGCGACTTTGTTGTGATTAATAACAAACCACTTAATTTCACAAATGATTTTGAAATATTAGAGCATTATTGTGATGAATTAGCAGAAATCGTTTTAAGTCGTTTTTCACTGATTATGCAATCCAAATTCAGTAAAATATTTTTAAGTGAAGTGAACGATGAAACAGTAAACCAATTCATCAACCAACTCTATAATGGTAGTCCATTTATAAAAGTTTCTAACCTCGTTGATGTTGAGGAAGATATTATTGATTTAGGCAGTGATTATGTGACAAATGCACTGGTTCAAATGAAACGAGAATATCAAAATAAAATAAGTGAGTTATCAAACTTTTTAGGTGTCAATTCACTTGCTGTTGATAAAGAAAGTGGCGTGAGTGATACAGAGGCTAAAAGTAACAGAGGATTTACAACATCAAACAGTAATATTTATATTAGAGGTCGTGAACCATTTAAGAAATTAAATAGAAGATTTAATTTGGATATATTCCCCTATTACGATGATGAGGCGATTAGTAAAATTAACATAACGACATTAGAAAGTGAGGACAATAACAATGAGTAAACATACGACAACACTCATGGATATTTTACGTTCCGAGCTTATTAAAAGAGGCGAGAATGAATTTATAAATGACGGTCGATTAACCTTTTTTGACGACAAATACGCTTTTATTGAAAAAGTAGCAAAATTCGATGATGATGTATACGACATTGTGACAAAACATTTCTTTGGTAATCGTTCATATCCTGATAAAACCATAGACCGTAATTTCAAAGAAGCCTTTACTAATCGTTTCATGGATAGACAAATAGGGAGACAAACACTTGAAGCATTTCAATCGCAAGTTGTGACTTTATTTATTCAGTATTCAGAATACATTTATTATACATTCGGACAACTTGATAGCTTTATAGAAAATAAAGCAACAAGTGAAACACACAGTGACGAACAATCAAAACAGACATCAGATTACAGAGGATTAGAAGCTACTCTACCTCAAACAGAAGTAAACTTAAATGTAACTGATGATGATTTAAATTATGCTGATACAAACAATGTTAATAAAACACAAAGTCAAGGTAATAGTAAAGCGAATTCAAATAGTGAAAATAGAACATTTAATCCAGACAACCTAGATAAAGTATTCGAAATGAAAGAAAGAATCATGAATAAATTCGACCAAAAATGTTTTTTACAAATTTGGTAAGGAGGTTAAACAATGGCAAATATTTATTCAAATCATATTAAAGGACGTAAACTCACACAACCGAAACCCAGTATTGACGGTGTCGTGATTCATAATGATTACGGTAGTATGACACCGAAACAATATTTGAATTGGTTATACACACGTGAACAAAATGGAAGCTATACGGCAGGTTGGGCTTCTGTATACGTTAACCGTAACGATGTGCTATGGTACCACCCTACCAACTATGTAGAGTGGCATTGTGGTAACAATTACGCCAACGGGCATTTGATTGGTTTTGAAGTGTGTGAAAGTTTCCCTAATCACATTTCAGATGAAACATTCTTAAAAAACGAAGAAGCAACATTCAAAGTCGTAGCCGATGTGATGAAATCTTACAACTTACCAATCAATCGCAACACAGTGCATTTACATCGTGAATATTTTTCTACTTCTTGCCCACATCGTAGTTGGGATATACACGTTGGTGTGAATGCACCGAATACAAGAGCGAATCAATTAAAACTGATTGATTACTTTATTGAACGTGTCAAACATTATGCGGGTGGTGGCAAAACACCAGAGAAAACTCAATTGAGTGATAATAAGTTTACTAAATACAATTGGAAAGGTACATTTACAGCATATAAAACAAATACATTGCCAATTGTACCTCGTTACAATTACGGACTAAGGGCAAAAGAAGTACCATCAAATTCTTATATACAACCGAACCAATATGTAAAATTTGACCAAATTATTAAAGATAAACAAGCGAAACTATGGTGGATACGCTTCAAATATCAAGCCAAAGGTTCTAGCAACAAAGATTTCTATATGCCAATTGGTAAAATTGAGGACAAACACGAAAAAATATTAAATGAGAAAAACCTATGGGGCAAATTAACAAAAGTGAAAAGAGGTTAAAGTATGAGACGATTTCCATATTATGAAGATGGATACGGTTATCCAAGATATAGAAGAGGCATTTATAGAGAGCCTTTTTATGATGATATTGCAGACTATAATACCAACGCCAAAAGTTATTATGATTATTTAGCACGATTTAATGGTTTCTTACATGACCTTGTTGATTTCATCAACGATTTAGCAAAACGTATGGACGGTATCGAAAAAAAATTGGATACCTTACAAGACGCACTACAAAAAATCGTGAATAATTTATACGACAGTGGTGCCGTTGATAGCAAAGACCTCGACAAATTCAAATTTAATAAAGGTCGTGACATTGCAACAGGTAATATCAACGTCTTTACAAATAAACCTGACGGCGCAACATATATCAGAACAAACAAAGGCAAAACAGAATTTGACATTGTTGTCGGATATGAAAAGTAGGTGGAAATATGGCAAAACTAGAGAAGTTATTTGATGTATCAACTTCATCTAATATTGTTGATAAAGGTTCGACTGTTCCTGCATGGGCAGGCAGTCGTGCCAAATCTAATTGGTGGAGTGGTGGAGCAAGTGTTGATTATTTTAATAGTATCAATGGAGATAAAATATATATTCAATACGGACAAAACCAAGAAAAATGGGCGTCTACCCGTTTCATGATTGAAAGCGTGCATGTTGAAGATGAAGAGGAACAATCCAATGGTAATATTAAAGTTAAAGGTTATGTTCAACTCGAATTATTAGACGGTAAATTGACCGACTTTGCAGGTGCAGGGGTACGAGTGCATAGAACAATTTCTATTAACGGCGAAATCATTGACGATTGGAACGGTCGAACAAATGAAGAATATAGCAAGTCCAATCTTAAAAAAGTATCATTTAATGAAACGATTGAACCTCAACAAAAATCAAAAAGTACACAAATGAAAATCAAAACCGTTTATCCAGACGGCGAATATTCAAATAGTACAATCGTACTAGGAATTGCATTGAAAAACCCTAATCCTCCTAAATACATTCCAATGGCTATACGTATTAGTAAAGACTGGCAAGCCCTCGACCAAAACGATTACAAACCTCAAGACGATAAAAAAGATGACAAACCGTCAAATCCTAGCCATAGTGGAAGTAGTGATAAACCTTCAAAAGAAGTGAATTTTTACTATCCATTTAAAGATTGGCCTATTTCAAGAGGTTGGCAAGCAAACGGACACGCAGGCATTGACTATGCAGTGAATGCAGGCACACCCGTTCATTCAACCGTTGACGGTACAGTGATAAAAAGTTGGTTTAGTAATTTAGGTGGTGGCAATGAAGTACAAATTTGGGACGGTAGTCAGTATACACATATCTTTATGCACATGAATGATAGACAAGTCTCAACAGGTCAAACCGTTAAAAAAGGACAATTGATTGGACATGTAGGCAGTACAGGTAACTCTACAGGTCCTCACTTACATTGGCAAGTTAACAAAGGCAAAGGTTACTTATATAACCACCCAGATAGCATTGACCCAATGATTTTAGTTAACAAATACACATAAAAGAAAGTGTGATATAATTGAGTAAGAAATCAAGATTTATAGCAATTAGGAAAAGTTCAAACTGGAAAGATACGAGTTACGAAAACTTTTCTACAATGAAACAAAAAGACAAAGGTCACAACCGAGTGAGAACGAGCGACGGTTGGCGACAAGCACCAAAAATGGTAGGAGGCAAAGTTTATGGCAAATAGATTTAATCGAAGTATTAGAGAAATTAGAGATATTGACAAACAACCTTTATTCACAAATGAACAAAATGATTTATTAAGTGATGTCAATGATGATGTTTATGTAAGATTAAGACGAAGATACGAACGTATCACAGGTTTACCAGAGTTAGAGAAAAAATTCCGTAATCATGTATTAGATTACAACCAATTCAAAGATGACACACAAAACATGTTGATTTATTTAAATAATGAAAACGAACGTCAAGATAAAATGTTAGAAAAACTCGATGATGATGTTGATACATTAACCAAAAAAGCGAAACGTTTGAAAGAGATTTCAGACGAACATACAGAACAACTACAATCACTCAGATATGATTTAGATACATTTAAAAACAATGAAGAATGGTACAGAGACCAAGTACAAGAAAAATTAGACAAATTATCTGATACACTTGATACCATTCAAGAAAACGATAAACAAGATAAATTACAATCTGAAATTGATGAAGTCAAAAAAACAGTTGAAGCTATTCAATCTGATTTAGAAGAAAGTCAGACATTAGAAAATATGAAGCAATTGAAAGAAAATATAGCAAACTTCTACAGTGTTTCATCAAATGTAACTGAAAATGTAGCTAACAAAAAAGACCATGTTTACTTTGATATTTACTCTATTATGCCTATGGATGACATCAATATTTCTATTTCAGAAAAAGAAATGGATAAAGACGGAAAATTAGGAAAAACGCATTATCTTGCTCAAACTGATGACTATACGATTGATAAAGTGAACAACAATTATACAAGCATTGGTGTAAATACATCAAAATACGAACATATTCATATATTTACACTCAAAATTAACAATATCCCTTATCATTCATTACAAGTAAAATTTAGTGACTATTAAGGAGTGTGACTTATGGCTAACCGATTTGTAAGAGCTATACGACAAGTCAGAGACATTAAACGTGTACCCCTATTTACCAATGAAGAAAATGATTTAATCAGTGATACCAAAAACAATGTTTATGTTCGTGTCGGACGTGATTATAAAAAAATCACAGGCATTGAAGATATTGAAAGACGTTTAAAAAAATTAGAAGGAAAATAATAATTAAATACCCCTCAGTTTTGAGGGGCTTTATTTTTTGAGGAGGTTTAAAAAATGGTTGTCAGAGATTATGATAATATCAACAATAAAAAGAGTAACAAGTATCATAATGTAGCTGATATTGTTCTGATATATAATACACCGTTAAACGATTTTCAAAATACCATACATTTTAAATCAAATGAAGAAAGAGACAATTATTTTTTAAAAGACGGTCATTTTTCTACATTTAAATTTGAAAGTAAATTTAACTTTATACGTGACCGATTAGAATTAAGAGTTGATATCAGTTGGGAAGAGGCACAAGGGATTAATTATTGTACCTTTGTCAGTGAGTTTGAACCGGGTAGACGTTATTATGCCTTTGTCATGGATATTGAATATATCAACGATGAAGTTGTTAAACTCTCACTTGTGATTGATACCGTTATGACATTTACACAAGGGGATACATTAGAAAAAACAGTAGGTCGTGTCAATATAGATAGACAACACTTATCAAATAAAAGTTACGAACAACAATTACAAGCTTTACGTACCAATGATGATGTGCTTAAAATGAGTGATAAGCAATACATCGCCAACTATTATCAAAGTTTCGGCAGTAACTATGTCTTATGGCAATCAAGCGCCGATTTAAGAAAAAAATTTGGTGATGAAGACCACCCTAGAATTTCATCTTCAAAAGGCACAATATATGATAAGATTACCAGTCCCGTTGATTTATACTTATGTAAATATGAAGATTTTAATAGTATTATGGATAAATTGGCAGACTTCCCGTGGATTACGCAAAACTTCCAAAAAATACAACTGATACCAAGTTTATTTATAGATAATGATGATTTAGAACAAATTAAGACCAAAGAAGATATAGGAAAAATATATACTTTAAAAAGTGGTAAAATAAGTAATCGAATGAATATGACAAACATTGAAATCTCATTCAATCAATTGTGTAAAACGATTGGTTTCGACCCGAAAGAACATGCCCATATGTGTCGTAATGAATATATGACAATCGAGTTATATGATTGGGCGAATGGGAGTTTGTTCCTAGACGCAGGTTTTATCAGACGTGATACAGGTTTAAAATTACGTACACGTTCCATTATTGGTTATCATAACGAAATTAAAGTTTATCCTGAACGTTATAAATCAGCAGACGTTGAGGTTCCTGTGAAACTCACAAATGGTAAAATTATCGTGGATAGAGGTTCATTTTTAAATGAATCACTTACGATTGATACATTTGCACAAGTACCGATTTTAATTGATAACGGTAAGTTATCTTACGCACAATCAGCAAATAAAAGACAACTGGCACAAGATAGACTTGTTTCATCACGTATGAGCCGTTTAGGAAGTGCCAATACATCGGCGAAAGATAAATTTTACGATGCAACCAGTTTATTAAGTAATATTAATCCAACTCAACTCTTCTCTAAATTTAATGAAGAATACGAGTATTATAGAGATTTACAAGCTGAACAAAAAGACCTTGCTCTGACACCCCCAACAGAAACGGGTAGTGACATGGGTAATGCGTTTGCGATTGCCAACGATATTAGCGGGATTACACTTAAAATAGGTGGACTGGCACCGACTGACGTGCCAACGGTTCAGAAATATTATGGATTATTTGGCTACCAACAAAATTCAACCAACCAACCGATAGAACCGATTGACAGTATGACAATATGTAACTATTTATCCATAAATGGTAATTATACAATACCGAATGTTGATACGGCTTTAATGGGACAACTCAAATCATTACTTGAATATGGTGTGAGATTTTGGCACAATGATGGCACATTTAACCCAATGTTACAAAATGTATACTATAATAAAAGAAGAAAGTGAGGTTTGATAATATGGAAGTCATTACATCATTTGCACTGACGATTAGTGCAATCACACTCGGACTAACAGAAGTCATTAAAAAATTGTTTAATATACCTAAAGACGTGATACCGCTCATTTCTATGGGACTTGGTGTTGTTGTGAGTTTGTTTAGTTACTTAGTACCTGAAATACAAACCAACATTTCTGTCTATGGTTTAATATTGAGTGGTATGATTAGTGGTCTCATGGCAAGTGGCATGTGGGAAACATTCAAAAAACGTGACGGACAAACGGGAGATGATAAGTAATGCCTTATCGTAAAAATTATTCCAATAGTGAGTATGAGAAGTTTCTAAAACAGGACTTCTCATCTAACTTTGGTATTAGTAAAGAAAAACTCGCAAATGCTTATACTACAAGTGCCGTAGCTAAAAGATATGGTTTATCTAAAGCATGGATTAAAGGTACGATGATACCTTATCTCGAAAATCAACTTGGTGGATATGCTACATTTATGCTTAAATCAATGGTTGAAGGTGGTGGGGCATGTAACTACCTCAACCACTATTCGCCTGGAGGACAAGCAGGTTGTAGCAATGACAAAATGCAAGCTTTAAAAATTGACGTGGGTATGGTAAAAGCAACACTTAAAAAACATACACCCGGTCCCAATGGCAGTGATACAGGACAACCCGGAAAACCAGCCATGAGTTCATATGAAAGTAACTACATCACATGGAATGAAGATAATCCGGGACAAGCACGTAAAATGTGGAATGCTATGCCGAAAGGTTCAATCGGCGCACATTACATGCAAGCGACACATGCAGGTAATGGTTGGATATTTCAACACTCAAGCGCCATGACTTACTGGCGTGGGCAATGGTACGATGTTGGTAATGCTTACGACCAAATGATAGCTCAAATCAAATACTACGGTGGAGAACCTTTTAACGGTAAAAAAGCAAGTGATAAAGGAGGCAAAGACACACCAAGTAGTGATGATAGTATCAGTGGGATACTCAAAGATTTAGGACGAGAAGGACAAAAAGTATTGGAGGCGCTATTTGATGAAATTGAGAAAATGCTTACTTATGATTTACATTCTATCGGGACTGATATGTTTTTCAGTAATGAATATTTTAAATTATTCAAAACCTACAATAACACCTACCGAATACAAATTAACATCCCCTTTTTTGACACGTTAGAAAAAAAAGTGGGGAGCCTCGACTTTGGCTCTAACGGCTCGAAAGGCTCAAAAGGTAAAGACGATAAAGATGATAAAGATGATTCGAAACCCTCCAGTAATGAAACAATGGAAAAGATTTATCAATATCTTAAAAAGAATGTTGGGAATAAATTTGACGAGGACGGAGCATATGGGGCGCAATGTGTCGACCTCGTACATCATGTGTCTAACCATTTTGGTTTAGGACTCAATACCGCAGGAGACTATGCTAAAAATATTGCGAGTAATCCCGTACCGAGTGGATGGAAGCATGTGAATGTCCCAAATGGGGCAAGTAAAGCACAACGTACGAAAATATGGAATGACCTGCCACGTGGGGCAGTGGTTTATTTCTGGAACGCAGGCGCAGGGCATGTTGGTTTTAAAAGTGGGGATAATTTTAAATTGCTTTCTCAAAATATGAAAAATGATGCACTGATGGGCGGAGGCAATATCACGAATGAAAATGTGAATAACTTTGAGAGTGGTAACCACTTCTTTAAAGCATGGGTAAAAGAGTAGTTGATGATGTTGACTACGCTATGTAACAAATGATAAAATATGAATAGATTTAAACTAACGGTACGGAAATACCGACACTTTAAAAATTTGTTTAAAATATGTATTATAAGAGTTTACTCTACTCAAAAGAAAAACTTCTATATATGGAATGGATCCATTTCATATATAGAAGTTTTTTACTTTATTTCATCATGTAACATCGCAAGGAGATGTAAATCATCACGTTCTCTATGTGCATGTGTGACTTTAAAAACATCATGTATACTAAATGCACCGATTTCACTTTCGATGTAAAGTGCATCATCAAGTCCGTCTTTCAGTTCCTCTTTTAAGTGTTCGAGTAGCATTTCCTTTTTGATTTCATCTAAATAGTTAAATTGTGTCGCATAGGTTTCCCCTTTATCCATGTACGTCACAGACGGATATATGCTAATGGTTTCTTGTTCATTAAATATAGATTTTTGATTAAGTATTTTAGCACTGTCATGAAATTCACTTTTGATAAACGCTTCAAATGATTGGTTGAGGTTAAAACTATCCAACCCCACCCCCGCACATCTCACTGTAATTCCTTTATCAGTCAGATACGCATATTTTTTATGGTTCAACACATATATTTTTTTTATATGTTCGTTTTCAACGTCCCACTTACCTAAACTGATAGGGTCGAAAAGATGACTAGGGAGTTGTTCACGTATTTTTGATTTTAGATATAAGCTATCCGTATCACAGTAAATGAAACAATCATCAATTTGTGATTGTGATACATACATCAAAGGCACGAGTAAGTTATAAAGTGCTTGAGATGTCACAAAGGTACTAAACAATATATTACGTTCTGTATTTTTATGACCGTTAATGATATTGGTATATTCTTTTCTTTCATCAAGATAAAACAAATTAAAGTGTGAACGTAGGGCAGGTATACCATAAAGACCATTTAAAACTACTTTTGATAACATCACCTCTTCACTTGAAAAGGTTTGTGTGTTTTCTTCATCTGTGATTGTGTAATCGTAAGGCGAACGCATGTTGATTTTATTTTTGAGTTTCCCTTGTGTTTTAATAAAGTAATTGTTGGCGATAATATCACGTGAGCCAAAATAATAACAATCGAATGATACATAGCTTAACACGTTCAAATGTGTGATATCTACACCTGCAATATCACGTATTAAACGTAAGGTATTGGTATTAATATTTACAAAAGTATGATTATTATAATATTTTACAAGTAATTGTTTAATGGCTCTACTTTTAATACGTGAGAGTATATCACGATTAAACACTTCTTTTTCCATGCGGTAGAGCGTGTAGACATCTCGGTTGTCTATATCGTTTATTTCAATTGGTGTACTCGTTTTAAATGAATGATAGTCTCTTAAATATGTTGGTATTTTTTCATGATACATCACATAAGGATAACTTGAATTAATATCAATAGAAAAACAATCATCATCAACAATTTTGTTAAGGTATTTCGTATTATAGAAATTAAGTCCGCCTTTATAAAATGATTTAATATAGTCATAAAAGTTTTGATTATCAAAGGTATAATCAGTGTAACTGACTTTCGCTTCCTTTTCTGAATAGCTATCTATGTACTTATTAAGCAATTGAAATTTTGATAATGTATTCGTTAAGTAGCTATCTAATATGTTTTGGGAAAATGTGATTTTTGAGTAGTCAAAGTTAGGAAATATCGAGCTATAGTATTTGTGTGAATGTGCTAAAATCAAAACATCATTTTTTATATATTTCAATTGTTCATCAGTAAGATTGTTAAAACACTCGTAAGCATAGTTATATGCTTGATCCTCTGTCATATCCTCATCACGATTAAATATTTCATAATCAAAATCTGTTTTTAAATCATCATCAGTTAAAAAACCACTATCTCGCAACTTCTTACCGAGTACGGCAATAGAGGTATGTGTTTTTAAAAAGTTATCAATGACATTAAAATAAAAACCGTTTAAATAAAAAGATAAGTCCAAGTTGTTACGACTTTTCACTCGTTTTTCTAATGCTACATCTGTTTCACGTCCTACTTTTTTACTCTCTTTCATACTAATATTAAGATAATCTTCTGTTGCTTGATTGTCTTTTAAGTTCATACGCTCGATATTGTAAAAATAAGACAAATCATGAAGTAAAAACATATTGTCATATTTATTGGTATTATGTGCAATCATGTTGATGATTGTACGTCCTTTTGTAATAGTTCCTTTATTTTCTTTAATCAATTTGAAAAATGTATCAAAAAAGGATTTAAAAGAAGGGAACACTTCATATTCAAAGTGATTCCCTACAAACCAACCTACACACACAGAGTAAGTCACGTTTTTATATAATGAAGGACGTTGTTGACCTTTTGAGATATTATATTGTAAGGTTTCTATATCAAAATAAAGTGTTGCTTGGCGATTGCCTTTATTCTCTTTTAAAAAGTCTAACAACATTTCAAACACCTACATTAGTCTTTTTAGTATGGCACGTTTTGAACGCTCAATATAATTATCTTCGTATATCTTATCAATATCAGGTTCTACAGTATGTTGTGTCTTAAAATATTTCTTAATCACTTTTTTAATACGTAAGGCGATAAGGTCTGGATTGTCTAACACAAACTGTTTAGAATACGCATTGTCAAACGTAATAAACGAACCTTTTTTATAATATTGTTTATGATGATTGTCATAATCGTAATATTTATCGTCTAAATAAATGACATCTTTTTTAACATCATCAATTTGTGTACAAAATTGATATTCTTCAGTATATGGTACATATTTAATATCAGTACGTAAATCACTTATGTTAAATATGATTTTCAAGTAGCCAAATTCTGTTTTGATGAAAAAGAAATTACTATTTTTCTGTATATATTGCATATCATTTGGATTGGTTAACTGATAATCATTAAAATTAAATTCTGCCGTTGTCATGGCATCATTACTACTGTCAAAAGCTCTTAAATTCTTTTTGTTATTGACGTTTTGGTTTTTACGTAACTCAATGAGTATATTGTTATACTGTCTGGTTGTATTGATTTTGTGATTTTGTAAATAGTTAAATATATCTAAGTTTGCGAGTATCGGACTTGAAAAGTTAACGGCATTACCGAGTAAGAATATTTTAGGATGTGTGATGAATGGTATTTCATCTTTGTTTCGGTCTATACTTTGATAAATTGTTTTTAATTTTTCCCACTCATCAGTAAGATAATCCCCCTCAAGCGCTAAAAACTCATCATATATAATAATAGGGAAGTATTTTAATGTTGCCGAATGATATTTGAGGTCGGTCGCATTGTTCAAGTCTGTAATAATACCAATATAATTTTCTTTATATCCTATTTTAATATAATCATCATTCTTTTCATAGAATATATGATTGAAGTTCACACCTTTCATTTCACTCACAATCTCGTCAACGAGTTCTTGATAGGCGTATCTCAATGTAAAGTGACGACTGACAAGCATAAAGCCGATACCTTTTTCTATGGCTAGTTTAATGAAAAAACCTACATAGTTAAATGATTTACCGTCTGAACGGTTGGATATAGATATATAAAAATCTAAGTCTTTATTCATCAATTCATTACATAACTCAATCTGGTTATATTCTTCTGGAATGGTTTGACGATGTTTTTCAAGTAAATTCTGATAGTCTTTAACCTCTCTATCTCGTTTCATTTTTAACCTCCTTAACCAAATAAGACATATTTAACAATATTATAAGCAGGTTTGTTATTATTATATGAGTAATCAATGACATCTTTAATAATTTGTCTGAAACGCCGACTAAAACCGACAAAGGTTTGATTATCTTTAATCGCTTCATCAATTAAAAAATTAATATGTGGTCGCATATAACCATACCAATACTCACTCAAATTAATGCCTTTGGTATTGATTTTTGAATGTTCAACAGTTCCATTACCTTTTTGAATTGCCTCAATTAAGTTTATATCTTCACGATAAGTACCACGAACATAAGATTTAGCATAAGCATAGCTAATTCTATTCGGTGGGGCAGGGAGGTTTTGTCGGCTCCCTAATACTTTTAAATCATGATTGATTTTATTAACAAATTGTCTTTTGAGTGTTTGATTTGAAGCACTTTCTTTAGGTATTCTAGAAGTTCTACTTCCTCTACCTTTTCTGCCAGTACTTCTTTTCATCTGTTGTCTTTTAATACGTCTTGCTTCTGATTGCGATAAACCAAACGAAAAATTGAAATCATCAACAGTATAATGTGATTTGCCTAATCTCGCCATGATTTATCACGACCAAAAAAATCTTTGATACATTCAATCACAAAAGACATTGAAAAAGAAAAAACAAGTGTCATTAAACATAATGTAACAATTAAACCCATTTCATTCACTCCTTACAAATAAAACGGGGAAAACCCCGTTTGATTATGTTTTGATATTTTATTTTTATAGTGCCACTCTCGTAACACTGTAAATTTATTATAACATCAATAGTTGAGAATATAGAATATAGTATCAAATATTAAATATTAGAATGGGATTTCTTCAAATTTAACCCCATAGCATTGACCGTATTTATTGTTGTATGTGTAAATTTTAATCATCACTTTATCATTATTAATTAAATCAATCACTTCATCATCTTGCATCATTTCTTTTACCTCTTGTACCATATGGTTAGGTAAGTTAACAAGTTCTGATGTAGTAACAGCAACGGCACTATCTCCAAATTTTGATTTGTTATTGATAAATAATGCTTTGAGTGGTCGTTGAGTAACTTCATTTTCAAATAATTCTTTCGGTTTCACAAATTCAAAGTCCTCTGGTGCTTCAAATTCAAATATATTTCCTTTGTTATATTTATCTAAAACTGACATAATTAAAATCTCCTTTATTAATGTATTATTTTTCCGTATTCATCTAATTGCTTCATTGGTATTTCGTAATATCTTGTCACACGTTCTGTTGTTAACAACTTATGTTCATCAGGTAATAAACTTTCTGCTTCTCCTATTGTTATTCTATTTTGCAAGGCAGGGTAGAAGAAGTCATAGAGTTCGCCTTTTTCTGATTTAGCATAAATGACATAACCACGACAAATTACAACGGCTTTCATTTCTTCTGTGTCTTGTTCGTTTGTTTCTTCGTTATCCTCGACAGGTTGTTCATTTGTTTCTTCGTTTTCCATTTCCTCACCTCCTTAAAAGTGATAATATTAATATTACTTATTAC